GACTGGGACGAGGCCAAGATACCGCCGCGCCCCTGGGTGATCCCCCGCTATATCATTCGCGGCTCGGTCTCCCTCTGCGTGGGCACCGGCAGCGCCGGCAAGTCGATGCTGTTCAAAGCATGGGCCGTCGCCGCCGCCCTCGGCCGCGATTACGGCCGGTTCAAGTGCTCCACCCCGCTGCGCGTGCTGACCTACAACGTCGAGGACGATCTGGACGAGGAACACCGCCGGATCAGCGCCGCGCTGCGCCAGTTCGACGCCACCCCCGCCGACCTCATGGGCAACCTTCGTATCGTCGGACCAACGGATATCGGCACGCTCGTGGTCGAGGACGCGCCCGGGCAATTCGTTCTCACCGACGCCATGAACGATCTGGAAGACATCATCCGCGAGTTCCAGCCGGATATCGTGGAGCTTGATCCCCTCGTCGAGCTTCACACCGCCGAGGAAAACGACAACACCAGCCTGCGCGCCGTCGCCGCACAATTCCGCGGCCTCGCCAAGCGTCACAACTGCGGCGTCATGCTCGCGCACCACACCCGCAAGGGAGCCGTGATCCCCGGCGATCCCGACGCATCCCGAGGCGCCGGCTCCATCATCGGGGCCTGCCGCGTCGTGATGACCGTCTGCCACATGTCCGAGGAGGACGCGCAGGAGATCGGCGTGCCGGCCCCCGCCCGGAAGAACTACTTCCGCGTCGATGATGCCAAGGCGAACTACCATCTGGCCGGCGACCCCGAATGGTTCGAGCGGGTTCCATACCTCCTGGCTAACGACGAGATCGTTCCCGCCGCCGAGCCGTGGATCGCGCCCACCAAAACGATGTCCTCGGACCAATACCTGACCCTGCTCCACGCCATCGCCTCGGCCAAGGTGCCGCTCTCCCCCCGCCTGTCCAACGATCCCCGCTCTTTCGCCGAGGCGTGCCGCGCCATCGGCGTGATGGGAAAGGAGGCGCAACGGAAGATTCTCTCGACCCTGATGACCGAGCACGGCGTCACCGAGGCCCATTTCACGCGCCCCGGCAAGGCCGTCGGCGACACCGCAATCGGCCTCAGAACAGCCACCGGACAACCGGAGTTGGCACGATGGGAAGACTGATGGTTCCGGTAGAACTTCCGGTAACTTCCGGCACCACCGGAAGTGCCAATTCCCTTAAGGGAAATAGGTTTTCCGGTATTCCGGTAAAACCCTATTTACCCGGTAAAGGGAACCGGCAGTTTCCGGTAGTCGATCGAGGTAAAAAAGCGGCCCCGCGCGAGCGCCGCGCCTCCCTAGAAATCACCACGACCGTTTTGGGGATCGGAAATGCTTGACACCACGCGAATCGCATCGATACAGGCCAGCAATCAACCCCGGCACCTCGGGTGCGGACGCTATGGCGGATGGGCTGTGGTCCATTCCCACCCCGGCGCCGAGCGCTGGGCCTCCGCGAACCTCTCCCGCGCCGGCTATCGCACCTACCTGCCGCTCTACGCCGTCCGTGTCCGCGATCCGGTGCTGCCGACGCAGACACGCATCGTCGAGCGGCCGCTGTTCCCGAGCTACCTTTTCGTTTCGATGCAGCGCGGCGATCCGTGGACGCCCATTCGCTACGCGCAAGGAGTTCATGCCGTGCTGATGTCCGATGGTCGCCCCCACCTCGTCGCTGCGGCCATTCTGGAGGCGCTACAGGCCGGTGACGCGGCGAGGCGCATGGTCGATGCCCCCGGAGCCTCCTGGGCCGCTGGCGCACCTTGCACGGTGCGCGACGGGGCATTCGCCGGCATCCCTGCCGCCGTCGTCGCCGCTGGGCAACACGTCGTGCGGATCGCGCTGATGATGTTCGGCACGGTGCGCGAGGTCGAGGTCGAGGCTTCGGCGCTGGTGGCGAGAGAATGAAATCCTACGAGAGAGCATGAGCTTCCACCCGAATAAAATCATTCAGATCGCGGACATCGTTCCGTATTCGCGCAATGCACGGGAACATTCGCCCGCGCAGGTGGCGCAGCTTTCCGAGTCCATTCGCGAGTTCGGCTTTACGAACCCGCTGCTGCTCGACGAGGCGGACGTTCTGATTGCCGGGCACGGCCGGCTTGCCGCGGCGCGCTCGCTCGGTATGAGCGAACTCCCGGCGCTGGTCATTGCCGGGCTGACCGAGGCGCAGAAGCAGGCGCTGCGGATCGCCGATAACAAACTGGCGCTGAACGCGACCTGGGACGACGACCTGTTGCGCACCGAGTTGATCGGGCTGCGCGACGTCGGGTTCGATCTGGCGCTGACCGGGTTCGGCGAGGACGAGCTACTCGGGCTGTTCGCCGAACTCACCGAGGGGCTGACCGATCCCGACGACGTGCCCGAGGCGCCGGCCGAGCCGATAACGGTGCTCGGCGACGTGTGGCTGCTGGGGCGGCATCGGCTGGTGTGCGGGGACTGCACCACGGTCGAGGCTGTCGAGGCCGCGCTGGGCGGCGTGAGGCCGCACCTGATGGTTACGGACCCGCCCTATGGGGTGGAGTATGATGCAAGCTGGCGGAATGAGCGATTGCGGGCGGACGGTAGCCCAATCGGCGCTCGGGCTACCGGCAAGGTCGAGAACGACTCGCGGGCCGATTGGTCCGAAGCGTGGGCGCTGTTCCCCGGCGACGTTGCGTATGTGTGGTGCGCAAGCCTGCATAACCATGAAGTCGCGGAGAGCCTCGTTGCATCAGGCTACGCCCTGCGTAGCCTGATCATCTGGGCCAAAAGCAACTTCGCGATCGGGCGCAGCGACTATCATTGGCAGCACGAGCCCTGCTGGTATGTGGTTCGTGAGGGCGCCAAAGGCCACTGGTCCGGCGACCGCAAGCAATCCACCCTATGGGAAATCCCCAAGCCCGCGAAATCCGAGACCGGCCACAGCACCCAAAAGCCCGTCGAGTGCATGCGCCGCCCGATCGAGAACAACAGCAGCCCCGGCCAAGCCGTCTACGAGCCGTTCTCCGGTTCCGGCACCACCATCATCGCCGCCGAAATGACGGGACGCGCGTGCCACGCGATCGAACTGAACCCCGCCTATGTCGATGTGGCGGTGCTGCGTTGGCAGGCGTTCACCGGACAGACCGCAACGAGGCCCGATGGCGAACCGTTTGGCACCCCATAACGGCAAGCGGTATCGTCCGACCGACGAGCAGCGCCGGCTCGTCATGACGATGACCGGCTTCGGCATTCTGCACGCCGAAATCGCCGTCGCGCTGCAGATCGACAAGAAAACGCTCTACAAGCATTTTCGGCGCGAACTCGACACGGGCATGACCGAGGCGAACGTGCGCGTCGCGCAGTCGCTATATACCAACGCGACGAAGCACATGAATGTCGCCGCGCAGATATGGTGGACGAAGGCCCGCATGGGCTGGAAGCAGCCGATCACCGACGTTTCGCTCGGCGGCAACGGGGTTCCGCTCGCCATTCAGGTGATCACCGGCGTTCCGATCTGTGACGAGGACGACGAGCCGAGCATCCATGATGGCTAACGCCCCCATCGACCTCGGCTACAAGGCCCGGCCGGCGTTCGTGCCGTTCCACAAGCGCCGCCATCGCTGGGCGTGCCTCGTGGTCCATCGCCGCGGCGGGAAAACCGTTGCGTGCGTCATGGACCTCATCAACGCCGCGCTCCGCACCAAGAAGCAGGACGCGCGGTTCGCCTATTTCGCGCCGACCTACGCGCAGGCGAAAGACACGGCCTGGGAATACCTGAAGCGCTTCACCGGCCAGATACCGGGCGTCGAGCAGCGCGAATCGGACCTGATGGTGCGCTTTCCCAACGGCTCGCGGGTGCGGCTCTACGGCGCCGAGAACTACGACCGTCTCCGCGGCACCTACTCGGACGGGGTGGTGCTCGACGAATACGGCGACTTCGACCCGCGCGCGTGGCCGGAAGTGTTGCGGCCGAGCTTGGCGGATCGCACCGGCTGGGCGGTATTCCTCGGCACGCCGAAAGGAAGAAACGATTTCTGGAAAATCCACGAGGCGGCGCAGCAGAACCCCGAGTGGTTCAGCCTCGTTCTGCGTGCATCGGTCAGCGGCCTGCTCCCGCAGCGCGAGCTAGACGATATGCGCGGGATGCTAACGAGTGACCAATACGAACAAGAGATGGAGTGCAGCTTCGAGGCCGCCATCCGAGGCGCCATCTACAAAACCGAACTGGCCGCCGCGGACGCTGGCGGACGTATATGCGGGGTGCCTTACGACCCATCTGTGCCCGTCTGGACCGGATGGGATTTGGGAGTGGGCGACGCCACCGCGATCGTCTGCGCGCAGTTGGTGGGCAAAGAGGTGCACATCGTTGATTATTACGAAGCCACCGGAGAGCCGCTGACCCACTACGTTCAGTGGCTCGACTCTAAGCCGTACCGCTACGCCACCGACCTGCTGCCGCACGATGCCGGCGCCCGCGAACTCGGCACCGGGAAGACGC